GAAGCTGCCAATATCTTACTGCCATTTTCTAATTCCAGAGATCCTTTGTTCCATGCCACAATACCCTGTTGCATCCACTTGGGCAAGTTTTCGTATGCAGTCTGTAACCTTCCAAGAAGTTCTCTTGCGGTTGCTGCTTTGTTTGCAAGAATGCCAATGTTTACACTGTCGTTAAAGACAGCATAATGCAAAAGGTAAGATACGACTGTAGTGGATTTACCAGTTTGTCGTGGCATCTTACAGATGTTAAATCTGTTGTTATGGAAGTTATTGATTAACTTCTCTTGAAAATGATATGGATGAAACTGTGTTAGACCCTCATCAAGAGAAACAATTTTGATATAATTGTTGGCAAAATAGACAGGATCTTCCTTACACTTCATAAACTCAAGAATTTGTTCTTGAGTAAATTCAATGGCAGTATTTGCTTTTTTTAGATTAGGATTGCCAAGATATACATTATCAGACATAAATTATCAGCAGTTCCAGGCTCTCAGTGATTTATTGATTCTGCTATCGGGATCGTTTGCAGTTTTGGAGGAAGTTAACTTCTTTTTCATTCCTTTCATTCTCGCACAAAAGCTCTTTCTACGAGGGTTCCCAACTTTCTTTGAAGGTCTCTTAAGATCGCTTCCTGGGTTTTCACGTTCATACGACTTCCTACCTTTCTCATTTAAACCTCCTTCTGGATTCTTACCCGACTTTTTTTGCCAGTCTTCCGTATGTAGGAGAGGTTGTCCTGGTTCATAATCGGAAACTTCATAATTCCTTACTTTTCCGCCAGGATAGACCTTTTCAATCTGTGCCTGTACTTCATTTCTTCCAGGAACCTTGACGGATGGGAAGAACATTTGAATAACATACATCTTACCTCTGAAGGTAAGAAATACTCTTACGATTTGTCCAGTCTTTCTAGGAACCTGAACTGCTTCGCCCATTGGTTTTACATAGTTCTTGTCTGGACCCATCTTGCCGGCATCACCACCTTTGAACTTGGGACCACACTCAGAAGTTCCATGTACAGGACACTCTTCACCTTCATGAGTATGATTGCATCCCTTCTTCTCATCAATCTGCTCACCATCATGCATGACTTCATCACCTGCTTTTACGCAACGGTTGTAAGTCTTACCAAACAGTTTCTGGGTTCCTGCTTTCTTGTATCCTTTCCAGCACTTCTTACCTGCTTCACCAAGTAACTTAGATCCAAGACCTTCGGTTGGTTGAAGTGCATCAGGTGTGATGAGATCAGTAAACTCATACTCTGTTGGTTTGTATTCGGATCTCCAATTAGAGAACTCTTCTTTCTTGGTCTTATTACCCCAGTTTTTAGCACCTACCTTACGACACTTAACCAGTGCTCCAGATGCATATGCAGAAGGCCATACAGAGTAACGAGACTTGACCTTATGGTAGCAAGCATCTTTCTTACCTTCTTCGAGGTCGATATCAATCTCGTCACCCACTTCTACATTGTTTTCAGCAAACCATCCACGATTTACTTCTATTGCACACAGAATTTCTCCATCAGACTCAACTGGAGTTTCAACGTTTGGTTCTAACTGCTTGATGCTCTCGATTATACCATCTGCTCTGATGAAGGCAATGTCGAGGGGAATCATAGTATCTCTCATATGGAAAGATTGCTGAGCAACTTCCTCAAATACGAAAAGCATTCCACTGTTCTTATCTAAACTTTCACGGAACATCAATCCAAGATTGAATTCTTTGATGTTGGTTGGAATCTCAACATGGAGAGGTAAGGTTGTGAATTCTTCTTTTATACCTTTTGCCTTTCTTTCATTGTCGATGTTGTGATCTACACCGCCATGTTTAATACGTTGCTTAAGTGTAGAAACTCCATACTTATCTTGCTTATGGCGAACCATACGCTTATAACGATCAAATTTATCGTTACCTCGCTTATCACGCATTTCTTTTTCCAGAATAGTTTCTTCAGTCTTCACGTTAATTGCCTTCCCTTTTCTATCTGGATTTGGATCTTTACGATTCTTACGACGGAATGCTCTCTCCTCTTCGTCCTTGGAGAGATGGCGCAGGGTTTCCCTGCATATTTGCCACCCAACTGAACCCACCCAGGCTTGCCATCAGAAGACTTACTCTTGCCAAACCAGTCACGCAAAGAAGAATCACCACTTTTAGACTCACTCATCCCTCCACCATTACCGCCATTACCGTTACCATTGGAATGACCATTACCATTTCCATTGCCATTCCCATTCGTGTTTTCATCATCTACAGAATGTCCATTTTCTTTACGAAGATATCCAGCACGACCCACTACCTTAAATCCCTTAGGGATAGGTTTACATTTTTCATCGGTGTAGCAGTAATAATATCCTGCTTTACACTTGCCGTTCTTAGCCATTCAACTGAGTGGATATTCTTTATTATTTATCAACCGTCAAGTGCTACACTAAGACCAAGTGTCATACCAGGCAGTGCAATCCAAGAAGTGCCATCATAGAACTCCATTTTCTTTGTTGTTTTATTAAATATCATTGCACCTTCAGTAACAGAAAGTGCATCTCTTTGTGTTGTTGTCAGGCATGGTGGATAGAAAGCACCAGTGGTTCCTACTGTTCTAATTTCTGTTGCTTCAATTTTTCCAGTAGATCCAGTTATTGTAATTCCTGTTCCAACAGTTACTACATCAGAGTCTCCATCTAATGTAATGGACCCTGTTCCAACTGTAAGAATACCAGTTACCCTAGCATCACCAGTTACAACTAAATCTTCACTAAAAAATCCAGTATCAACACCAACATGAACTTTGGTTGCAGTTGCTACTCCACTTACATTAATACCACCTGCTAAAACATTGATACCATTTCTTGCAGTAACAATACCGATAGAATCGACATTCTTTACATCTTCATATGTGATTGTTCCACCGATAGTTATATTGCCATCGACGTACTGATCTCCACCCACATAGAGTGCAAAGTCAGATCTTGCAGTAGTAGCAACACCAACGTTCTTAGTAGTATGAATACCAGCAGAACTTACTGCCCATGTTCCAGCAGCACCAACAGTAGATCCTCCTCCTCCTCCACTACCTAAAGCAGTGCTTGCAATACCTACCCATTTAGATCCATTGTAAATGAGAAGTTGATTCTCACCAGTCGATTCATTAAAGGTAACATCATCAAGATCTTTAATAAATCCTGCTCCACCGCCACCGATGGTAGCAATTTGCTGTTGAATTCTATTGATGAATGTTCTGTAATGATTCTGTAAATCATCAAGTGTTGCAAACTTTTGATCTAGAGGAGTTAATGGATCTCTAGAGTTATTTGTTGATGGATCTCCAGGTAAAGTTGGATTATCTTCGGTTAGAAGTTTCTTTTCGTTTATCTCCGAGATAGTTTCTTCGAGATAAGCAATCTTTTCAACTAATTCTTTATTTTTTTCTTCTAATGTATCTAACTGAAGTCTTTCAAGAACTTCTTTTATCTCTTCTTTTACAGTTTCAATATTATCATTTTGTTTCTTAATGTGTTGTTCATTAACAACCAGGTCCATTTGAAGACCTTTCATTTGCTCAGAAATATTATTTCTGAATTTTCCTACTTCTGTCTTAAGGGCAGCATGATATGTTTCATTAGAATTAATTAAAACACTCTGAATTTCCCTAAGATCTTCAGTGACAGTTTCTTCTAAAAAATTAAATCTCTTATTATATTTTTCAATCTCATTAGAGTAACTCTCTAACTTTTCATTATCACTAATCTCTCTTTTCTTGAAATCTTTGTAGAGATTACTATATGTCTTAGAGATAGAGTCAATCTCTTCTTTATATTCATCAATTACTGTTTGAAGTTCTTCTATCTTCTCGGCAGTTTTCTCAGTTACATCTCCAGAAATAAAATCAATTTTTTCAGAAAGAGAATTTACTTTTGAAAGAACTTCCTCTTCCAATTGTTTTACTTCTTCTTCTGATTTGAGTTTAGTTTCAATTAAAAGGTTGTTGTACTTGGGTATCTCAGTCTCTGTAAATACTTTTACTTTTGCATTGAGATTTTCAATAGTTTCTTTGTAAGAATCTATCGCATTCTTGATAGTCTCTTCAGTTTTTAATTCTGTTTCGGCAAAAAACTTTCTATATTTTGGAAGCTCCTCTTCTACTAAATTCTTTACTTCCTTAGTATTTTTTCTAAAATCTTCTTTGACTTCGGAAATAACATCGGTGTTGAGTTTTTCAACTTCCGATAAAGCAATTGTAACTTCTTTATTTACATCTGCTTTAACAGTATCTAAACTTTCTTCTACTTTATCCTTAAACTGTCCAAACCTATCATCAACTCTAACCTCAGACTCTGAGATTAGCTTCTTGTACTTTGGTACATCAACACTCAGAAATCCTTCAACAGAAGTTGATAGACCTTTAAAATCTTCTTTAATCTGATCAACTGTTTTACTGTTGATAGATGAAATTTTAGATTCAATCTTTGATATTGATTCTTCTACAAAAAGAAGTTGTGCCATCATGGCACTATCTAAATCTTCTTGCTTAATTAAATTTTTTATCTCATCCTTTATAGTGACGACTTCACTGGATACGTTCTCTACCTTTTCTAAGTTTTCTTTGAAACTATCGAAAGTAGAAGTGAAATCGGATAACGATTGAATGTGATTTAGATTTGATTTAAAAACATCAAATGCTTCTGAAACCTGTTCGATCTTTTTTGGAGACGCAGCAATATACTCCTCTTTTACTTCATCAAGAGGAGTCTTTTTATTATTTCCAAAAAAATCTGAAGGCTTCTTTAGTGCCACGTTTAATATATCTCCTGTATTTTATTATTTATTGTCCTCTTTTAATCCATGTTTGAGCATTTTTGCTAGTTCTGCAGTGGATCCAACGAACAATGCATTATTAACTGTTGAGGGTCCTTTGGATTGTTTTTCTTCCTCTACTTCTTTAAGTTTTTTCTGAAGTTCCATTAGTTTGTCAGTTGCATCAGCAACATTCTTAATTAATTGTCCTGCAACTTCATATGCTCTTGGCATTTCACTTTCTTGAGCGAGTTCGAGTACTCCGTTTAATGCTTCCTGACCTTTTTCGATTATACTATATAGATTCCCTCTAGTATACTCATAGTCCTTTTTTACATCATCTGAGCCAGGTTTTATATTATCTAACTCTTTTTTAACAACTTCAGCCTTTACGATTTCATCTGAAACATTAAAGGTATCGTTTAATTCGTCAAAGTTTTTAGTCATCAAATAAATCCACCATCAAATCCGAAGTTATCACCCTCTTCAATCAGAGCACTATCTACTCCGATTGTACCAATACTTGGCAGAGTTGTTTCTGTATAGTCAATTCCTTTGACTTCTGTTCCAGCAACGTGTTTTTCTGCTTTTGTATTATCTCTTCCCCTATCAACGGTAATCTTATTACCTGTTTTAGATCTAACAAAGAGTTCCTCATCTCCAATAAAGATGTACTTATCTGCTTTGATTCCAGTAGCATCTGCAACTTCAAACGTTTTTGCTGTTGCGGTAATATCTGCTGCCAATGTAGTGACAACATTGTCTGTATAAGACTTGAGTGCTCTTGCAGTGGCAGAGTAAGTAACCTCTCTTCTTGTATTGGTAGTATCTGTTCCAGTGAGGTAACTGACAGTAGATCTTTTGATGATATCTTTGGACGCAGACTTGGTAGGTCCAAACAGATATGTCTTTGCAGTAAATCTTAAAGTGTAATATAAAACTCTTCTAGTAGTAAAATCTCCTTCATAATCATCTTGCATTGTGACACTTTCTAGCACAATGGGAACATCTCTCTTTTCTTTAATTTGATCAACTAGTTCAATAGAAAGATTATATGCTGGTTGAAAATATGGTAAAATTTGTTCTACAATTTGAAGTGCATCATCATTTAATTTAGTGTAGATACTTAACTCAAATGCCATGTTGTAGGGAACTGGCATGTATGATTTACGTGTCTCAGTTCCATCATCCTTATCTTTTGCAGTAAATGTCTGAGTCGTGGTTACTTTTCTACTTGGATCATAAGTAAGTCCAGTGAACTCAAAAGACATTCTTGGCAATGTAATTGCCATGGGTTTATTCAAATCTGGTGACTGCTCAATTCTTGCTAAGAACTTTTGAGTAGGACCATATGCTAAAGGAATTCTCACAACGGAACCTTCCTGCTGGATCTCCATAGCATTAAATAGAGTTCCAAAACCAATAATGGTTTTTCTCAGAATCTCGTTGTAAAAGTATTCAAACATGATTAAACTTTAAACTATTACATGCAGTAAAACTATTTAGGGTATTCCAAATGGATTCTGCTCACTGAAGTCTAATATGGCATCAGCAGCTGTCTCAATATCAAAGTTATCTGCATATGGATCATTATCAATAGTTTTGTCTATAGTTCTCAGAACTCTAATAGCACCAGAAGTTGATCCTGTTAATGTTTCTCCTGCAGAGAAACTTCCAGAAACACTTGCAACTTCAAGAACATTCGTATCAGCATCCCAGGATCTAACTCTTGCAGTTGTGTTACTGGTAGATCCAGTTACAATTTCATTAAATGCAAAGTTTCCTGCATTTGATCCTGATGGAGGAGCAGCGATAGAAACTGTGGGAGCAACAGAATATCCAGCACCAGCATTTGTTATGTGAATAGCTGTTATCGTTCCTCCAGTACTTACTATGGGAACTGCGGATGCACTAGCAGTGGTTACTCCTGCTTTAAATATTTCACTTGTAAATGTAATGACTGGATTATCAATATATCCTCCACCAGCATTTGTAACTGTAACTACGCCAACGATATCGTCTCCAAGAACCGTTGTTGCAGCTGCACCGCTACCTGTTCCATCAGTGGTTCTAAAAGTCACTGAAGGTGCAACAGTGTATCCAAAACCTGGATTAACAACATTAACCGATTGAACAGACTTTAATCTTGGATTTGCATTAAGATTGCAAACATTAATACCGCCAATCATCGTTGCAATACCTACGGCAGTCAACCCTCCAGAAGGTGCTGCAGAAACCTCAACAGTAGGAATCATTCCATATCCACCACCTCTATTGGTTACTGTAAATGACCTTACACCGCCATTGACCAGTCCTGTGGTCGCAGTTGCTTGAACTGCAGTTCCAACCATTGTAAGGGTCTGAGTAATTCCCTGAACCGTACTAATGCCATCATCAGTCAATCCATCAGTCTCATCACCTAGTAACTCATTATCAATATCTTCGATTCCTGTTGCAATGACCTCATCTTGATACTGGAAGAGTTCGCAATATAATTCATAAACATAGAGGTTCTGTAACTGATAATATGGTTTTGCATACTCAATGTCTTTAATTTCATAAAGACGATCATCGAGTGGGAACCAGATTAAGTCTCCACCTTTTGGTCTTGTCGACAGTTTAATATTTGATTGTCCTTGAATCAGGGGTGTGATGTAATTTTCATATCTTTCTCTAGATATGATAAGTCTCACCTCATCTTTTGATTCGATACCAAACTTTGATAATACATCCCCTGCTCCAGAGTATGCATCGTAATTATCAACATATGCCTCAATAGGTAAAGCATTGTCAAATTTAGACTGAACAACTTCTCTGATGACAGTCTTTTCTGTCATATATTTTCTTGGGATGTAGAATATATCTACTCCATACATCCTCAACTGTTCGTTGATCAAATCCTGAACAAGATTTTGCTCAGAAGAAGTACCTTGGGTAAAGAAAGGATTTAAAACCATCAGCCTATCATGTCAAGTGGTGGCAGTTCATAGGTACTCGACATTACCTCTCTAATCTTATCTAGTTCTTTTTCCGCATCATCATATATTTGTCTACCATTAAGTTCGATTCCACCTGGTAATTTAACTCCCTGGAACTTAATTAGGTTTTGTCCCCACTGCCTCTTGATCAATGCTGTCAGATAACGCTTTAAGAAACCATCATTATAAACTCTTGGGAAATCATTAGGATTAAGCAGTCTATAACAATCAATAACCAAGTAATCATCTACACTGACGCTTGCCCAATCAATATCCAAGTAAAGTCTATCTTGTCTTATATTAAATCTAATCTGTTTCTGTGTCGTCAATGCAAAGTCGATATCCTCAAGATATCTCTTTGTCATTGCATAGGTTAAAATTTCTGTTGATCCAAAGTAGTAAATATCATTCAAGAATAATTGATACTTAATACTAAACATGTTGTTGGTGGTTGTGTTAGAACCATCAAAGTGATATATCTTTGTTATACCTAAAACTTCTGGAGGAACTTGTAAGTAGTTGCTGTTCTCTTCAAAAGAAAAGGATACAGACTGTCCATCAATTGTAGAACTTGCAGTTGTAGTTACGATACCGATAGGGTTGCTTCCGCCTCTACCTCTTCCTCTATCAATATCCGCTTGAGTAATTTTATACTTTAGGAACGTATTAGTTGTGCCATCATAGTCGCGTTCCTGGAACACCTGGAGCGCATCATCCACCAAGTCATCAATCTGCTCATCAGCAACGTTAATCTCCAATACAGGAGCACCTAGTTGCCTCTTACAGTACGCAATTAATTCTGATCTACTTGCTGGTTGAGCCATTTATTCACCAGTTTCCTATGTGTATTTATGGTGCTGCTGATACTGCAGGAACCACCATTACATTGCCATTTGCAATAGTGTATAAAGTTGATCCGCTACTAACTATCACATCATACATATATCTTCCTTGATCAAGACTTCTAGTTGAAGTGGAACCTAAAGAAATTTTTAGTTTGCCTTCTACAGCACTAGTAATTCCAACCGAAAACGAGGTTGTTACGCCAAGTGTTGCTCCTACAGCAACACTTTTAGATATTGCTGCAGAACCAGAGTAACCAGTCAAATTAAATGCAGTGTTAGCATTGTTAGTTACATTGAATGTGGTTTCAAAATCTGACCCACCATAGATTGTCAAATTAACACCAAAAGGAACCCCTGAGTCTGGATCAAAAGTAATATTTTTAGATGGCATCTGATTATCCTATGATTGCGATTGTTTCTTGCTGTTTATAATATAATTTTGCAAAAGACTTTGCAATATTCTTTAGCATGTCACAGTCATCACAACTATCTATCTCAGATGCAATCTTCTGATATGCAAAAGATTTTTCTAAACCTTTGAGTTCAATATCATTTGGGTCCATTGATTAACTCCTTTAATAGTGACTTGATTTCATTAAGTTCATTTTTTACATTAGCAAGATCTTCTTCCATTGTCTGTACTTTTTGATTCTTTTCACTTTTAGACTTTCGACTAGCAATGTAATGATCATATGATACATTATTCACATTAACTATACCATTTGTCTCAGGATCTCTTGCGAGATCCTTATGACCCTTTTGTGTGTAAATATCCATTATGCAAGAGCAAGTACTCTGAGGTTTTTCAGTTGAGGAACTAATTCCTGACTTGTTGATGTCAATACAAGTTTGATTCTATAGGATCTAAAGTTCGGAAGATCATCAATAGTAAATGTACGTTCAATAAAATCAGTATCGTATGGACTGTATCCTTTTTTAATAGAATTTTCTACAAAAGTATCAGATCTTCCGTCATTATTTTCTTCATTAATCACCTCACCATTAATATCCAGATTTAAATATCCAGGGAATGGTTCAAAGATTGGTTCAAAACCAGGATCTGAATTAATTGCATAGAACGCTCTAACATCAGCATCTGTGGGGATGTGTGCATCCACAAGGATTTTAATTGAAGATGCAGGATTTGCGAGTGTTACTTCCTTAGATACGTATTGACATGCACTAGGATCGTTAAAGAGTGTATTTACTCTAGGATCTGTGGCATAGTTAACAACCTCAGAATTAACTCTGTTTGATACTGCATAGACACTACATCTTTGAAGTTCAATTTGAGGAGTTAATTTAGTATTAGTTGTTCCAAGGAAAAGTCTCATTTGCATGGACTTATTACCTTCGATAGAATCTAACTTGCGATCTTCATTTACTTTAGAGAAGACTGCTCTTGGAGAATCAAGGAAATTATTTGTATTAAGAATAACATCCTCAAATCCCGCATTTACATAAGGAATTTCATTACCACTAATACTTTGAGTAGTGACAGTTCTTATTTGACCAGATAAAGAGGTGCCTTCAACAGTGATATTATGTATAGATGGTTTAATAACTTCAAAGGCAATATTTTTGGTAGCCCTGACATTATCTCCACCAGTGGATTTTGATCTGTTGAGGAATAGTTTGGGTAGTCCTACTCCAGTAGATCTGTCAATATTATCAGTGCTTCCAATAGTTCCAAACTTCTCAGACATATCAAGTTTAATATGATAAGAATCTAATGTTATTGGATTTGCAATGGTTACATCACTTAAATCGTGAGTTTTATTAATTCTAGCGAGACTTACTCCTGCAAGTTCATACTTATAAACTGGTGTGTCTATGGGATATGATTTTGGAGTTGTTCCTCTAGAAATACTTCCACCAATAGTTGATGATGTTGTAGAAGTATATTCAATAATCTCTTCACCAATCAAAAGTAATCCAGTGTTAGTCCCACTGACACCAGCACCTTCAAAGGTAGAGAACACATCTCCTGTTCCAGCAGTTATTTGAAGTGGATCTGTAGATGACTTGTCATAAGCTGCTGTCAATTTAGTTGGTTTAACATCTGGAAGAACTTTGAATATTCTTACGAAATTATCATCAAAGTTCATTCCATGATTAACATGATTTACCTTAATATGAAGTCCATCAGAAATGCTTACTATTCCGTTTGATGGAATAGTAACATCTCCACCGACAGATCCTATATCGTTCAGTTCTCTTTCTGTATCATCGTTATCAAAGAATCTAATGGTTCCAGCAGCTCCAGTAATAAATTCGCCTTGAACATTACCAAGTACTAATTGAGATGTGTGTCCAATACCAGTTAATGTAAATCTTGCATTTCTTCCAACACTTAATCCAGCAGGATCTGATGAAGATGGAAGTGGTGCATTTGCACTAATAGTAACTACATCACCAACTTGATAACCATTACCGCCAGCATTGCTAATAGTTGCTGCAATAGCAACTCCATCCCTTACCGTAATATTTGCAGTAGCTTCTGATCCATTTCCAGAAACTGCAATTAGATTTACTCCAGAGTAAGTAATTTGTCCATCTGCTGGTGTGTATCCAACACCTGGATTTGTAATTGTCAATTCTCCTACAGCACTAGCACCAACTCCGATCAGATCTCCTTGAGCAGTTCTGTTTGAAGCAGTTCCTTGGAAGAAAGTATTACCAAGAGAATACCTAGCATCAGAAAGTGTCGTTCCTAATCCAACACGAATATCATTTGAAATAATATTCAATGGATTTTCCATCAATGTGGCAATTTGTTTGTTACCCTCAGTAAGTTCTGGACTATAAAGATCTACAGATCCAGATTCAACAAAGTCTGCCCTATACATGGTGAACTTAAGATCTTCCCACTGACTTGCTTCCCAAGTAGATGCGTTCTGCGACTTAAACAGTGATCCAAGAGTTGGTTGGTTGGAGATGTATGCATCTGTTAGAATATCATTTTCTCCGACTCTAGAAATATAAACACTATACTTAGTTGAGTTTGAAATCAAACAGATAGCATATTCTTTACCACCTTCCAGATAAACTGGGGCAGCAAATTCAAATGTGGTTGCTACAGATCCATCAGTTGAAGTATTAACATCATTAGGATAGATAAGAACTTCTGATAAATCAAAATACTTAGGAGTTGGGAAACCATTCTCCATTGTTCTGATCTGCATTCTAACTGGTGTATCCCCATCATCTTTAGTGCGGAAGAAGACATCACACTTCGTTACGAAGATACCCTCAGGATCTTCTTGTTGATCAACCAAGAAAGATTGTGCAAGGGGATCGTACCAACCAACAATAGATTCACTTGTACTTGCCTGACCAATGTTTCTAGTAGCAGTAATTTCAGTATCAACAGTTCTATTGACAATTTCATCTTCAAAGAGTTTCTTCTGTTCAATTTTTGCATTTCTGATAGAAAGAATTTGTTCTTGAACTGTCTCCAGAATACCAGAAGTTGGATATGCTTCTTCGCCTACAGTAGTAGCAGAATCCTGATCATTATCTGGATCATTTGTTAATGTAAATACATTAGTTCCAGTTTCAAAACTAGGATTGTCTTTATTACTTCCGTCAGGAATGAAGAAACTACCTAACAAAGCTGAAGATCTATCAGTAATAAGTCTGACATTCGTTACTTCCGCTTCTGCTCCACTTGTTTGTCCAGTCAGTTTCATTCCTGTCTGAATATATCCAAAGAAGTCTCCTTGTGGTTGATCTGCAAGAGAATATGTATCCACATTCAACGTAGTTGAAGTAGAAGAATACACTTCAGGAACAATTCCACCATTAACATAAGGATTATCTGGATAAACCTCTGTTGGAGAATCGTAATCACCTCTTCTATGATTAGATTGAGCAACTCTAAAGTTAATAGAAGGATTTACATCCTTTCCTTCTTCCCCAAGTCCTTTATTGATAACTCTTCCCTGAACTGTTTCTCCAACCTGGAATACACCAGAACTCATTGTGATTTCAATTAATTTAGGAACGCAGTACTTTGTAACTTCCTTCCCATCAAAGAAAGCATAAATTTGAGTGCTTGGTTTTAAGTTTGCTGCATAGAATTCAATATTTCTAGATCTTACTGAAGAAATAACTTCAGTACTGAGAACTTTATCACCAACAGAAACTTCCTCAAAAGTTTCAACAACGTGATACTGAGTACCAGTTCTTTCTTTAACTCCACTCTCAATTGTATCAGTTACATCCTGCTCAATTGGTTGAGTAGTAGTCTGTCTAACCCATGCAGCAGGTCCACCAGATCCTCCATTAATCCATCCACCTCGTCCAAATGTGCGACTGCTGGTAGTAGTGGACTCTCTGGTGTCAGTTTGAGTTGTAAATGTACCAGACCAATTTGTTTCCCAAGAATTCCATACCTCAGCAGCAAATCCAGTTTCAGGATCAACACCATATTTTTCTTCGGCTTCAGACATGATCTGAGAATAATTGCCGATAGTATCAATCGTTTTTGCTTTCTGCCTAGACTGATCAACCCAGTTATCGGAAGCAGGTGTTAAGACAATCGTTCCTTGCCAGAAACTAATTAAGAAAGGAGTTACACTTTCAGTTCTGGTTGCAAGAGTTTGTGATAACCATTCGACTTCAGAATAATCAAGACTAATAATGTCGTTTTGTTTTCTGACATTGGATCCATCTATAGCGGAGGTTCTTTTATCTGCAGTAGGATCAACATCAACAACAGGACCTGTCTGCAGAGTAAATGAATTTGTGCTATGTTTTGGTCTAAGAATATTATTAGATTGATCAATACTGTTGTTTCTACCAAGTCTTATATCTTGAGTGGAGAATGATGTAAAGTTATCTACAAAGAATCCAGACTTAAATCTATTAAGACCGTTTGCATCGGGTACAAATTGATTAGCGGTATTTGTTTCAAGTATAGAGAGAGTTGTATAATATTCTAAATTTTTAATTCTATCTTCAAGTTTTTTGATATCCTTCATCTGATATCTCTTGTACTTCAAGAATTTAACAGATGCTTGCTCTACATTATGAAGATATGGGGGATATTCTATCGTAGCAAGTTCAATTGCGTTAGCAGGAGATTCTGGTTGTGCTCTCTTTGGATCGTCAGCAGGCGTTCCAAACTTCATCTGCAGTTTTCCATCCTTATGCAAATAAAGTCTATCAATTCTTCCTTGATAGTATGCATAGTCTAAGAAAATAGTTTCATTAGATGCAAGAATACTTGGAACAGAATTTCCTGTTGCATTAAAAGATCTTCCAAGGAACTCTAAAGGAGATCTAGTTCCTTCAGATACTGAATAATTATTGACTCTTGGTCTTAAATCAATAAGATCAGTATTCAATATTCCATTAATTGCTTTAACTTCAGTGGAATAATCAAAATCATTATAAGATTCAACGGTAACAATATCACCATCATCAGAAGAGTCAAATGATGCCGCCTTATAATATACTTTAATTTTATTTTTTGGAGAATCTGAATCCGTTTTCCTGGTTATAAAACCATGATTGTAAATTGTTCCTCTCTGCCCAGATCCAAAGGTATAATTTGATGAAATATTAAAAGAAGTTGTATCTAAACTACTTACTCCTCCAGTGATAGAAGATTCTTGGAATACAACGGTTTCTCCTTCTACAAACTTAAAGTTATTTTTGGGGAGATATCTGAGAGTGGTTGTATCTTTTATTTCCGCAAATACGGCAACTGCACCACTTGTTTGTCCAACAATCAATTCTCCAATGGTCATATCCCCAGTTGAGGCACTAGGTCCATTCAACTGAGTTAGAGTCATTTCTGGAGATCCAAAATTAGCATCAGTTAAAGTAGGATCAGCAGTTTCATATATTGCATGAATTTCAATAATATCTGGAGTGTTTAGTGATATAACATTATCCTGAACTCTGGTTCCAAATGGATAATTTCCATAAGTCAATCCATCATTAAAAGTAGTCGAACCAATTCCAGAAGCAGGACTAATTGACTTATCAACGACTAAAGACTTAACTCTATCTTTAATCTTTTTCTTTGACTTTACATTACTCTTTCTGACAGTAGTGATAAGTTGAGCTCCAGTGTCATCTGCACCCAACCCTCTAATTTGCAATTCCTTGAGGTCTGCAGAGAATGAAAAATTGCTTTGATTTAATGCTTCAGTCGTTCCATCAGATCTGATGAGAGAATATCTTTCGTCGGAATATGAGAGATAAATTTCTCCTTCTGGAAGTGTGACTGTCAGTAAACTAGTAGAACTTAATTGATTATTTACAATATTTACTGTAAATGGTTTTCTAATTGTCAATTCAGCATCTGTCAGATCAACAGCAGCAATATGCTCATTTGGCAATTCTGTGTAGAAAGTTGTATCTGAAGAAGCATCTAATTCGGTGCTAACAACTTTAAGATCTGATGCTGCAAAGGTTGATGTCGGTAATGTACCATCAGCCACACCAACAACTGTGGTTACCCCAACAACAGTTACTTCAGATGTTGTTACTCCTATTACTCTTGCTAAAATTGGATCTTGTGATTTGGAAAGATCAGAATACTGAAGTAAGTTATTTACTTTTACATCACCAGGGAATAAAACATTTGAACTACTAATTGTGCTTAAACCAAGAACTCCATCAAAAGCAGTTACAGAAGCAACTCCTACGTTTAATGTTGGAGTTTGTACAACATTGGCACTGAATGTATTAACTCCTACTATACTAGTACCACCTGCTCCTGCAGCTATTCCTGTATTAGAATAAACAGATTTTATATCTGAAATTCCATAAGAGGTTATATCAGTTACAACTCTATTTTTTGTAACTTCTTGAGTCGAAATTCCACTTCTAAAAATAAGAACTTCATTCTTAACAAATTTACCTTTTTGATCATATACTGTTAAGGCAGTTCCAGCATTAACTGAAGTTCTTAAAAATCCTGTTGCACCACTACTATTTCCTTCGACATACGCAGGAATAGATAAACTAATAGTATTATTGACTGTAATTTCTGTAAAGGGTTGTATGTCATACATTGACATACCCCACTCATTTTCTTGTGGGAAAGATGAGTTGTATGAACCAGATTCGAGTCTAAAGTCGAATACTCTAGCAAGTCCGATTTCTTTTCCTGGAGCAGTTTCAGAATTTACCCCGACTCTTTGATCTCTTAAACTGAGAATAAATGTATTACCTACTCCAACGGTTGGAGATCTGTAAACACTATTCAATTTAAGGGTTGGACCAGTGCTATATGGGAAGAACTGGTTTTCAATAGTTCTTGTCGTTCTTGGTTTTGGTACATCAATAAAAGCGGGACTTATTGTTTCAACTTCATATCCCTTGACATATGCTTTACCTGGAGATACTCTACAGATTGCTAAATCTGGACTAGGAGTAGATCCAGCAGCAGTAAATTGACCCTCTTCATATAATCCTTGATTTCCGCGATTATTATTAAGAGAATTTAAAATGGAGACATTAAATGGTTTGACAATATAATGACCACTTTCATCATACGTTCTTCTTGCTAAGATATCTGTAAGGTCATCAAAGAAAACTGCACCGCCTCCTTTGGCACTACCTCTTCTGGTAGGTGCTTGGAGAACTCCATTAACTACAGTTGCCAATAAAATAAAATTATCATCATTAAAATCATCAAGAGATTTTTTAAATAAACTTACAGAGATTTTAAGTCTATCTGCACCAGGTGCTCCATAGTTGTTGAATCCTTGAGAATTGTCATTCAAAGATTCATCGGCATTTGAATTTACAATCTCTTCAGAAACAAAGAGACCAATCCTATAACTAGGTGTATTTGAGTATTGATCTAAAACTAAAGATTCTTTATTTACATTTACAAAATAACCACGAATAAAATAAACTCCATTCTCAATTTGAAATACTGATCCAGTAGCAGTTGAATTTACCGATATGGTATTTGCAAATGGAGCTCCAGCTGAAATAATAGAATTTCCTAATAACCCAGAACTTAAAGGTTGATTACAAGTTAAAGTTTCTCCATCAGTAAATGTTTGAGTAGTATTATCAGTTCTTGCAGAACCTTGATATGCAATATAAAGAGTTAAGTTTCCTCTTTCAGAATCTGCAGATGGAAGAATACTATCAACAACAGCAGTAACCCCAGAAACTGATCCAGTGATAGTTGTCCCAACTAATTGATCAGCATATGCTTCAACAGGAACTCCTTGATAAGTATTTGCTAATTGCACACAATAATATAACTGCGAATAACCAGTGTTGCCCGGAATTACTTTCGCACCCTCTTTAAAAAAGTGCTGACCAAATTTTTCTACTTGATTCTGAAGAATCGATTGTAGAGTTGTTAATTCTCTTGCCTGAACTGGATATCCAGGCTTAAAAAGCACCTTGTGGTAATCGTTCGTCGCATCAAAATCGTCAAAATATGGTGCTACGTTTAGGTTCGTCTGCTGTGGCATAATTCTTTAGAACTGCAAGATAACTTTTATGTCTTCTTTTTGGTTTGACGATCTTGTAATCGAAGGTCTATTATCTACGTATATAATATTACCAGAATGCTGTCTTACCTCTGGGGACGCAACACCTGTAGTGAAATCCATTCCAAGATAATATGTACGATTATTTATCGTCGTTTTGTTATCGCTAAATGCACTGTCAATACTTAAAGGAAGTCCTGTTGTAGGAGTAATTGCTAGCGATCCAGTTCCAGTTGGACTTCCAGTAAAGTCTTGTAGTTCATAACCATAAGATGGATTAGTAACTCCAATTCCAGCAGTTGTGAACCCTGCTACAGTTCTATCTTGCCAAAGTTTTAAAACTCCAGTATTTTGATCATAAGTTACGACTCTACCAACTGCTGTAGCTCCTGTCCCAACTGTTTGAGTAACAAAAGAATCAGCAGTAAAAGTTGCTTCACTATATCCAACACCTGTCAGTTTTAACGCAGTAACTGCACTCACCTTATCTGCTGTTAATACCGATCCTCCAGCTGGTGATAGTGGATTTTCTACAATGCCAATTCTTGCAAATTGATTGCCGGTAATAAAATCGGGATTCTCATTATCACTCTCAATTCTTGAATACATTAATATACTGTATGCACCGAGTTCTCTATAGATGTCGGCACCATGACCACCTTGTGGAGTTATAATTACTTCAAATGTCGGTCTAGTTGTTCCTGCTGGAATTCCAGCAGATTCAAAATCAAGAGTTCCAAAAGTATATCCAGATCCTTGAGCAGATACAGAAACTTCATCAATTTTTGAATCACCATCAATAGTAACAGTGCATTGTGCTCCTGTACCATCACCACGAATAGGAACTGCCGTATAAGTCGTATTCGCTGTTCCTAATCCAACACCGCGATTGGTTATTGTTACAATTTTAACAGAACCATCTACAGCATTTTCTCTAACTAAAGATGTATCATTGCTAGTACTCCAGTCTGTAGGGACTGGCATAAAATCTGTAGAGTCAAATTTAGTGATGTCTGATGGTTTAATAGTATAAAGATACTTCCAAATGTATCCATCACCACTAGTTCCAGCTGCCCTTGGTTCTAAATCAGTAAAAGTTGGTTCGTCCAAAGATGGTCTACCAAGGGTATTCTCTGGATTTGTTCCGTTTTGTAAGCAAATATAAACTCTATAATCACTATTTAAAACATAGAAATTTGAATTATAAAGATTAGTGGATCCAGAAACAGGAGCAGTGTTTGATCTACTATAATCATGACGATACATGTCATAAGTAGTACCTGAAGACCAACTTCTCCTAGGGACAACCTGCCTTACATCGGTAGAATTGATCCTCTTCATAGCAATCATTGTGTTCCAATAATCGTTCTCCTCATCAAAATTATCTTTTGGTGCGGGAGGATTATCATTCCATGTAGAGGAATAGTCTGTCGGATTTGGAAGTCCGACAAAAGAATAATAGGAATTGCTTGCATTAGCAATTCCTGCGACAAAATTTTTCGCGTTTAATATTCTTACCTGATCAGTTATAATGGCAGCCATTTTTGACGGACTTTTTTACTTATTTATTACGAAAAATCATGCGAATTTTTTGAACCTAATATATCTGGTTCTATAAACTTTCGATGAAGTAGATATACCAGTAAATTCATTTGTTCCTATTCCAGACAAAGTGTGTGCTGGATATGAAAGTTCTTTGGTTCTAGCATTTACGATAACTTTGCCCCAAGAGTACTCTCCAAGGAATGATCCTGTTGAGAATCCAGAAACTCCATTTGGATTTATATTGGTATTCACAGTAACTTTAGCAACACTGGTTGTAACTCCAGCGATTACTTGAGTTGTTATTCCAACAGAATTTACAACATACGCATTATCAAGGTATTCAGATCCAATTCCAACAATTGTGGTATTATTAGTTCCAAGAGCAGTAATGCTAGTTGATGCTGTTCCCAAGTTAGAATTTCTTACTATAAAATGATCTCCAATAGACAATCCGCTTATGGTTACAGCGGTTCCAACCAAATCAGTATCTCTCATTACAGAGTCTAGAGGAATGTGAAGATGGAACATTAACCCTGTTGAACCAACACCAATAGAAGTGGTTCCTAGTCCAACGATTATTCCAGAATCTCCAGAATAAGAAGAAACATCACAAGGTTCTGTTTGTTGTGCAGGAGGTCCGATAAGAACTAATGGTGGATTAGTATGAGTATACCCAGCACCAGGATTAGTAATAGTAATTCCAGTGACAACTCCGTTAGAAATTGTTGCTGTTGCAGTCGCTGTTGTAGATCCTATACCAACACTTACGTCAGGTGTTGTTGAATATCCAACACCACCATTATTAATCGTAATTGAAGTAATAGTTCCAGCGGAAGAAACTACAGCAGTTGCTGCTGCTCCAGTAACAACTATTGGATTTACTAATTTTATTCCTTTTTGAATGGTGTTTCTGAACGTAGGATCTATGTTTTCGTTATTAAGATCAAATAATGGTCTCAATCTATCAACATAGACTATAGTGGAACCAATACCAACAGAACTAATAATATTCGCAGTTGGATTAATAACAGGTTCATAAATCTCTCTGTCTTTGCCAACTTCCTGACCATTAATAATCTTATCTTGAGTTTGTCTGCACCATGTTATTGGTCTCTCAAAAGTAGTGTCAGTAACATTGCCAGGTCCAAAATATGGAAGAGTATTACACTTATCAACGTTTGTAATAGAACTAATTGTTCTAGTATCTTCTTGCTGATATGGTTTTTGTCCCAAATCTGGATTGTAATTTAAAGTGACCTCATCTCCATACTTGATAGTTTCAATAACTTCTCTATCAATAACATCGAGATCATCTCCACTTCCTTTATAGAAAACGATATTGAGAGTGTCATCAACCTTTAATGGTTCTGAGAAAGTTATTTGAGAACCACCATTAAACTCATAAGATTCTCCTGGACGCTGAAGTATTTCATTTACAAATACTAAAAGTAATTGATCAAGTTCAATCTTTGATCCTTTTGACTTGTTAATAGATATTGGAACACCACCTTTAAGTAATGGGAAATCAATTCTAGTACCATCAATAAATTCAGAAACATTATCAAATGTATCGAGAACACCTACAGACCATCCAGTAAATTCGTCATTAGCAACTTTTTCTATTTCAATTTCAAATATGTTTGAAGATGAGAACGATGAAGTAGTTGGAATTCCAGTTGTTCCTCCAATAGCAACCGTTAATCTCTGACCATTACCGTAACCATATCCAGTATTATTAATTTCAAAATCAATTACACTAGATCCTTGTCCAACAACAACATCGATTGTGGCTTCTGTTCCAAATCCAGTTGTTCCGGAAACATACTCTAAAGGTAAATTAGAGTATGAGACTGGATTGTCAAATACAATATCAATTGGTTTTGTAACAGTTCCGCATCTTGCATAGAAGTGTGCGCGAGTAGAAATACCAGTGTTTATTGTAAAGTTAGTGCTATCAATAATACTAAGAACACTTGACCCTTGTGATGCAGGATCAAATCCACTAGAAGAGTTATTATTTACTCTAGGTGCAATAATAGAGGGTTGTGCAGTTCCACCACTTTGATAGAATGTTGGGACTGTGGAAATACCAGCATCTACTGTAAATGACGTAGTTGTTGGTGTGGATAGAACTGGAGTACCGCAGTAAATAGGATCAGTTGTTCTTGGATAAACATGAGTAGAAGCACCGCCATCTAATCCACAAGTAAATCCTAATCCGGTGAGAAGAACATCACTTCTCTGACCTGATGTGTTGAGATTGTGTGCTGTGGCAGTTGTGACAGTCAAAATACCAGTTACATTATCATAGATAGCATTCGTCACATTAACTGGACCAGATCCACTGTAACTACATGTAAATGCAATTCCAGAAACATTAATTGTCTCATTTACAGACAATCCATGTGCAGTTGATGTTGTGACGGTGGTAAGACCCGTTACATGTGAATAAAGAACATTTGATATATCTCTTGGAGCATAGAATACTCTATCAGTTGTGATAGCAACCGAGGTTACACTACCTCCAGAAACAGAAGCAGTTCCAATGGGAACTATGGTAACTCCAGTAGTATCTGGAAGTTGTACTCCCACGGAAATATTTGTTTGTATTCCAGATCTATAACCAGATCCACTATTACCAATTGATATTGAAGTAATAGTACCTGCAGAAGATACAACTGCTGTTCCACCCGCAGCAACGAGTGGTTGATACCCAAGACCCTCCTGAGATCCAACGGAAACAATTATTCCTCCTTTCGGGAAAGTAGAAACACCAACATCATTTGTTATTGTTCTAGATGAACCCGTAAAAGTAATAGAGGTGATTCCAGTCTGTTCGGACAGAGTAAAGTTATTTGCTCCTCCAGTAACTTGATATATGTCATTAATCAATACAATTGCACCTTCATTATCAATTCCAGTGACATTGTTACCATCAGACTTTAAAGTGAACTGACTTTCAGTGCCATTAAATTGATTTGAAATGTCATCAAAAATATAGTTTTTATAATATGTTTCATTGGTGGTATCTGGCTGAGCCGTCCTCATGAAACTTCTTCCTTGGAAGGTAGAACTTGTTGTTATACCAGTAAAGTCTCTCTGATCAGGTGGATTTGTAATAGTTCCAATTGGAGTATTTCCAAATGGTGCTTCAACAAAATTCAAAGTATTAGCAACAATGTTATAATTGCCAACAACTTTTGTTACTAAATCGCCAGTTGAAAGTCCAGTCTGAATGGTTGTTCCCATCCATGCTCTACGAACTGAAACTCTGTTTGTAGATCCAATACCAACACCGTCAATTTTCATTATTTCGTCACCAACCTTAAACAGGTCTCCGCCAAAGAATGAAGTTATTCCCGTAAAATCAATGAGATTGTCTGTGCTTACTACATTATCTCCTAAAGTTGTTGTAATTGCGGTAGAGACAACTGGAGATTGAATGAGATTGTCAATGGCAACTAATACTTTTGGATTTTGATTTGTTGCAGTGAATGTATGAGTCTGATCAACACCAAGGGAACCAAATGAAGTTAAATCAACAATCTGTGGAACAGATTTCAAAGCATCTTCTGCACTTCTGGCAAGTTTAATAGTGTTATCATTAACTTTAACTACAAATACTCCGGTTGCTGGAAGTAATGTTGTAGTTACTCCGGCAACTGGGAATGTAGTTTCTCCAATACCAAGTGATCCCGTATTTCCAACACCTGGACCAGTGTATGCAATCTGTTCTCCAGTTACATAGAAGTGATTTGGAATTGTAATGGTGTCTGTAACCGTATTAATACCAGTTCCAACAAATGATCTTTCAAAAATATTATCATTCTTATGAGTCAAATTAAATGCTCTCTTAATGTCCCTCTCAGTTCCAGTGTATTCACCATATCCAGTTTCTATAGTTGCATTATTAAAACTAATTGTATCTTTCGTATCATCTTCAATTCTAAGAGCATTAGTATATACATGAACAGTTGCATCAATTCCTGATACGGGAGTAAAGAGAACTTGAGTGGTCGCAGCAAGACCAACAGAGTTGGCAATTACTCTAGATCCAAAAGTTCCAAGACCAGAATGAGTTTGGATATTTGCAAACTCGGTATCAAAGGTTTCTCCAGTTGATTCTCCTTCAATATGATCATCTACGACAAAATATTCTAAGAATTCATAACGATCATTTGTAGTATCATGAACTTGAATCATGAAGTATCCAGCATCATATCTATCTTCTTCAGTAGAAATATGACTTGGATATTCTGCAACAACATTTTCAGTTGGTGATCCAGATGATGCAATATCAGTCATTGTAGATTGCAGTCTGGCATGTTTTAGATCAACTGTAGAAATACCAGAGGTTATGGATGATAATCCAACAACAATAGTGTTAACTACTGCATTTGTCCCTATTCCAGAGGGAGTGAAATCAAGTTTGATATTTGAACCATCCAGACGTGCAGTATATGTTCCAAATCCAGTTGCACTCATTGCTCCAGGAGAAGTGGTCAATTTACCATACTCTAGAATAGATACATCTGTTCCATCATGAAGGATGTTTAATTCCTGTGCCTCAAATTCATTTCCGTTAAATGTTGCGGTAGATCCAAAAGAAGGATTGGTAACATCAGGTGAAATTTCAACAAGAACCTTTAAGGAGTGATATGTGTTGCCGATACTGACAATGTTAGCAGTGGTTCCAGAACTTACAATCACACTTTCTGAATCAATTAAGACTCCTCCAATTGAAGTGGATCCTGTGCTAAGATAATTGTCGTTTAAATTATAAGAAATTGTTGTAACATCATAATCATTTACTGACGATCTATTTGGGAAGAATAGTAACTGACCATCTGATCCAGATATTGAGAAATCAAAAGATCCTTGATCATACACAGTTTCAACTCTTGCATATTGATTAATATATCCAAAAGATCCATCATGAATAAGATCGACAATCATTCCCTGTCTTTCTTGAGTAAATCTCTTATCTCTCAGATAAGTAAAATACTTTCTAAATCTAAAATCGTTTAGATTAAAACTATTAAGTACAGTAAAAGCGGTTGCTCTGGGGTTGCTATTAAATTCTGAACTTATATCATCAATGGAAAGAACTCTATTTCCGAATGACTCCGTAAAATCAGTTAGGATTTTATTATTGAGAGAAATCTCATCGGAAAGAATTGTACCATCTGAAAGAGTTAAATTGTTCTCTGTAGCAATATCAAAATCAAACACACAATTTGTATCAATAAATCCATCCAAACTACTTACAATAGTTACATCAGTCAATTCTGTGGAGATTCCAACTTGCATTGGTTGATCTAAATTTGTTGATTCAATTTGAAGATCACTAAACTTTTTATATCCAAGAGTATGATTTACAGAAGATACTACATCATTCCAATTATCAAATGGAATAGTGCTCTTTAAAGAATACGAGAAATTTTGATAATAGAAACTATCTTGCAATCTTTGTATATTATCATTTAAGAATCCTGAATCAATTTGATTACCACTGAATATTTGAGAAGAAACATCAGTTTCAAAATAAGACTCATATGAGGTTACTTTTGAAGCAACTCCAGAAAGTTCCGAAGTAAGTCCTTTTACAATATCTCCTGATGTAAAATCATCAGATGAAAGAACTCTAAGAATCTTTGTTGTTCTATCCCAACTTTGAACAACGCCTTCTTTTCCATTTGTAGTAACTTTCTCCCCACTAAGATAATCTGCTGTAGATAGTTGTACTTCAAAAGTTGGGAAGTTCTTTTCTGCTGATACTACTCCAGAAGAGTTAATGGAATCAAATGTACCAGGATTTTCTCCATCATTCAGTTCATCACCCAAATTATAAGTGATTGATCCAAGTCCTCCGAGATTTGTGGTAATTCCGGTGAGAGTGAACAGTTTATAATCATAATTTTTGGAATTATATCCACGAGATGTTGAACCAATTCCAATACTTGTATTTTCAACTATTACTCTATCACCAACTTCAAATGGGAATGATGTACTAAATCCAACTGATAGATTTAAAGTTACCTCTTTAGTGACAGTATTAAATCCAACAGTACTAATTCCAACTCCATTGGTATTCTTTATTGGCAATACTGTTGGAGTAGCGTTATTAATTCCTCTAGTATTACTTAAAATAGTTACTGTCGAATCTCCTAGAGAATACTTAGTTGAGAGATCAGTAATTTGATCTCCAGTCTTACCATCAAAGAAGATTAATTCTGGTGCTGAAGAATATCCTCTTCCTCCAGAAATTATATCAATTCTTTCAACTTTAGCGAAGGCATCTATATTAAGAATTTGTGGGAGAGATGTACTTGGTTTTAGTGTTTTATCCGTTGGAAAATCATAACCAATATCTTCGATTTTTATTTTTTCAATAGTTCCAATATCTTCAGTGGTAGATACTAAATCTCCTTGTACTCCATCAAGAGTATTAATAGACACAATGGAAGGTAATGTAGTATAATTTCTTCCAGGATTGGTAACTTCTACAGCAAATATTGGACCATTTGTATGAGTACAATCAGTTGTATAAGTTATATCAGATAAAGTAGATGTGTATGAATCTGCTTCAGGAGTTTCTGGTAAATCAAATGTAAAGAAGTTAGTTCCTGCGATAGAAATTCTTCTGTTTCCATTATAGACACTATTTTGAGTTATTATAGAATTATTATTTAAAATTTCAGAATCTCTTATTATTTCTGATTTTTCTATAGGGAGATTTGTATCAGAAACTGGATCGAATGAATAGTAAAGTCTTTCTGGCGTAGTTTGTCCGATAGAAACCCTTACACTAGCAGTACCGATTCCAGAGAACCCTGTTCTAGAAACACTAAACGTTGATGATGATTGATCGGTTTCCCAACGATTTGTATATTTGTCATCAAGATAGAAATTAAGTCTAAATGCAGAATATTGAGTAGATTGTTGAGTAAATCCTAAAGAAGAGTCTGAAATATCAAAATCTAATATTGAACTTCTGTAAGATTTAATAGAAGGATTAATTAATCCAAACTCGCCAAATGATGCACTCGCAATTCCAACAACACTTGGTATCAAACTAGTTGAATCATAATAAGTATTAGACAATTTAATATTATCATCATCAACTTTTACGACATAGTAAATCCCATCATTTTGAAGTCCTTGACATGGTGCGGTTGATGAGTGAATTACTTTATCTCCACTTTCATAACCATGATTGGATACACTAATAGTATTAGAGGTACTATTAACACCTACAGCACTAAAAGTTTTTATACCAACTAATACTCGTCTATGGGTATCATTGTATTTTACAACATATGTTGTTGCAAATGATGGATTAACATCGATATCCACACGGTGTTCTCCACGAATACCATGATTTACATCTGTTGTTACAGTTACAACTCTCTTTACAATATCACCAGTTATATTACTATAGTTTGTTGCAAAACTATGATTTGTTCCACTACCAATTCCCGTAAAGAATAAAGTTGTAGTTGTATTTCCTACTCCAACAAATCCACCAGTAGAACCAAGTCCAACTCTTTGAGTTGCAATACCAATCAAATCATTTGAAATTTTAGCAACAAAAAGATCCTGTCCATCAGATAGAGTTTTAGCTATACCAACACTGCCAACCTCATTATAGACAATACCTTGTCCTCCATTTAGAGAATATGTTAGTACATCGCCTGTTTCCAGTCTATGATTTTTTATATAAAGCGATTTAATGGGAACTCCAAGAGTGCTAGATCCAGAAGTTGTTCCAAGACCAACGGTATTTAATCCAAAAGAACCAAATTGTAAAACAGATCCAATTCCAACAGCGGTAGTACCAAGACCTACTGTTTCTGTTGGGTTAAAATATATTTCTCTATTTCTCTTAAAATCATATTTTGTTTTAAATCCAGATTTTATCGTAAATCTTCTTGGGTCTTCAGATAAAATAGATCCAACAGTATGAGATACTCCAACAGTACCATCTACTTCTCGAAGAACTTTAAATCTAGAATTAGTTCTATCTACATTTAAAACTTTCACTCTCTCAGTACCAATACCTAAAATATCATTTGGTACAATATTTGATGCAATTAAACTCGATGATACATTGAAGAAAGTTACTACTCCAGTGATGCTTGTGTTTCCAACAGCAACTCCAGTAGTGCCCAATCCAACAATTGAGAATCTTTCACTTGAAACTCCTATTGAATATGATCCCTCAATTTTTGATGATGTCGTAGAAACACCGGTAACATTAACAATATCCAATGATTGGTAATTGTGTGGTGACGCTGATTCTATAATGTACGTTCCTTTTTTATTTGAAGGAATTAATTCAACATTAGATAATTTATTTGTAACAGCACTAATACTATTAACAGTTCTTCCTTTTAATCTAGAGATTCTTCCAGCTGCTCCAAATCCAGTTGCATCTTCATCAGAAAAGTTTAAAGTATCTCCAACTTTATAATTATCACCAGAACTTTTTATTTCTACTTTAGAAATTTTTCCTCTATTTGTAGATAGAATTTTTCCTGTTTGAGATAAATTGTTTGGAGAATATATGTAAGGATAATCAACATTTTCCTCTCTCAAATTATATGAGATTGTATTTCTACACCAATTATTTGATTCAATATCATAATCATCTTGATTAGAAGATGTTTTAAAGTTAAACTCATTTGGAGTAGAATAATATGCATTTCCTAAAACATATGGAAATTGTGGAAGTTTATAATTTTCAAATAATCCAGAAGATTCTACACTATCGGGATTAACCGTAGTAAAATAAGCATATGTTCCATTTGGATATTCTGGTGTTATACAAAATCTTCCATTATTCCTATCAAGATAAGTATCATCATTATTTTCCTGATAAGTAAAATCTTCTACAAAAAATCCTAATGGGAAAGTTGATACTGGCGGACCATCTGTACGAGATGAATTAAGTTTGTAACTGGACTTCATCAATGTAACTAATCCACCATTAGCATTAGAATAACCGTATGGTCCATAAATTGGGTTTCCATCGTAAGCCCAACCAATAATTGGAGAGTGATCAGTAAATTCTGTTTCTAAAGAGTTAACTAATTTTAAATCTGGTTTTCCATATAAAGTGTCTCCGCCCTCAGAAACAGAATAAATCATTTGTCTTAATGATCTCGGTGCATATAATGAGTAGCACTGCAAACCATACTTATCACTCAGAGATCTTTGTAAAACCGTATCGTCATTTTGAATAACATCATTAATATATAATTTTTCAAATAAATTTACTCTCCATTTTTGAATCTGAGGAATGAAAGAAAACTCTTTTTCTACAGGAGACACTTCAATAGTTACATCTCCAGAAACGTACCCTTGCCCCGATTCTATAACCCTTACTTCCCGAAGAGATCCATTTATTAAAATTGGAGTTAAGATACATCCAATTCCAGAACTAGATATTATTTCTAAATCTGGAATAGATGTGTAATTAGATCCAATATTTTCTATGATAACTTCTATGATTCTTCCATCTGAAGAGACAATTGGTTTAACTTGAGCATTTCTGCCAGATACTACAGATACTTCAGGTAATTTATTGAAATTAATAATTTCATTAGTTCCATATCCAGATCCGTGATCGGATAAATGTACCGATGTTAGTTCTCCTCTAAAAATAGGCTGAACTTCAGCTTTGTATGCGCTTGATTCAATTCCTGTAACTGTTGCTATTCCAACAGGACCTTCTACAGTAACAGTTATTGGAGGATAATTAAAAATTTGAGTTCCTGTACCAACACTTGTTAAATCAACATACTGATTTGTTCTATAGAAGAAAGTTTTGTCGGTAGATCTAATTTCAGATAATTTAAATTGATTAGCATCGACTACTGTGACATAATAGTCAGTATTGTCGCTTAGTCCACCAATCGCACTTGTTCCAGCAGAATATCTTAATGTCTCTCCAGATTTATAATCGTGATTTTCTATAGTAATGATATCTGATGAAGTATTAATTCCAGTAGAAACAACACTTCTCTTTTTATTTTCATAACCAGTTCCATTATCAACAATGTTTATTGAATCAATGACAGATTTTTGTGATGCACACTCTAAGGTATGTCTTCCAATACCATGGGAAGATAAAACAACTGTATTAATACCAGCAATAGCTTGACTTAAAGTATCGTGCAACTTAATCGTAGTTGCATCAATAACTTGTGCAAAATATGTAGAATTTGTAGATAATCCACCAACTACTTTTTGACCATTTGGTTTATATACTAACTGCTCACCATTTCTAAGTTTGTGGTAGGTTGAAAATCCAATAGTGGAAATAGTAGCACCTGTAGAAACATTAGCAGAATTTGAATCTGAGAAAAATTCTACAGAATGAGAAATTAATTTTGTATTTACTAATGCTCTAGCATCTTTTCCATTTCCACCTGTTATTGAAACAATAGGAGTATCTGTAAAATCAAATCCTCTATTGAGAATCTGTATTTCTCTTAAACTTCCACTAACAGCAAGAAATCCTGTTGCACCAGAACCAACAGTATCTTCTACTTTTAATATGGGAGGATTAATTATATCAAAACCATTTCCAGGAGAAGTTACCTCAATTTTTTCTAATTTTCCAGTATGAATTAAATCTTTTGATTTATAGTTTAAAATTTCAACACCGTTAATTAAAATTCCAGTGGCTCCTGGTGAAGTTTCAACTCTAGTGCCACTATCAATTGGTGTGTTGATTTCTCTATAAAGTCTTTGCGAATCTATAACTCTACCTTTTGTATCTACAAGTTCTATAGTGTTATCTGTAACTGTAGTTGATGTTGGTACAGATGCAAAATTTGATGTATATAAATTGGCTGGAGATTTGGCTAATTTTATGTTATTATTATCTACTCTAAAAATATAATATACTCCTTCGCCACCAGTATCTCCACCAAACAACGAAGATGAAATAGAACTTTCAACTATATCTTGTCCATCAAGGGTAACGGTTGTTTCAATTTTTTGTGGAGTGTAATATACAGATTCTCCTCCATAAAATCCGTGCTCATTTATGGTTATAGTTTCTCCAAGAAATGTACCGCTAAACGTTCTTGCAGTTTTTGATGCGGTAAATGGTACATCTTTATATGAAGGTAATGAGTTTGATGCAACTAAAATTGAATCTCCATATTGTTTTTTATAAACATTTTGAACATTCGCATGAAATTTGGTAAGATGGGGAAAAGTTGAAGAAGTTACTTTTCTCAGTTTTCTTGACAAAGAATAACTTGATGCAGTATTAATAGTTCCAGTAGTTTTAATTGTTACAACTTTATCAGTAACAATATCAAGAACTTCTGCATCTAAAGATTCATTTCCAGATATACCATCAATAGTTACAGAATCTCCAAGAAATAAGTAATTTTCTTTGTTTAAAGTTAATTTATAAGTTTTTGGTGAAACATTACTAATCAACTCAATTTTATTAATTAAATATTTGACTGGATTATTATACAGCCAGTTTTTAAACTTAAATGTACTATCTTCAATACCAAGAGTTTTTATATTAAATTGATCTCCTGGTTTATAATCAAATATACCATCTTGTTTTGAAAATCCAGATAAAACAGATGTAAGACGAACTTTAATAGGACTATTATTGAGATCATCTGGTTTAACCGAAACAAAATCTTCTGTACTTAAGGTGTTGCCATCAATCAAACTATCTGTAATATTACTACAACCTAAAAATTGAGTTATTGTTTTAGATGTATAAGAAACAATACCTGTTGCGTTTGTAACGGAGTTTGGATATGTTACATAGATTTCACCAGAATTGGGAAATCCTATTGTCGAATCTACATCAATAAAAGTAGATCCAGCAGAAACAGTTCCGATTATATGAGTTTTTGGTGCAACTTTAAAAGCACCAACAGTTGATCCTAAAGATCTAGAATCTCTATTGTATCCATCATCAAAAGAGAGTTTATAAAAAGTTTTTGCAGTTCCCGCATTTACTCTTTCAATGCCGTATATTGAAGTGTATGTTTCATCATTATCACCTTGAAATATAGTTCTACTATCTAATTCGGAAGGATTGCCGACAATGGACTCTACTAAAAAATTAGAAGTTACTAAATTTTTAGCATTTGAAGGTGTGAACAGATAATCTCTTGGTTTTGTTATTTCAACATTTACACCATAGAGAGATTTAAATAAAATCTTATAAGATTCATCTGTTCCTTTACTTGTATAAAAGTCTTTTGACTGCTTTATAAAAACATTTTGATTTAAATTTGAATCAAGAGGTCTATCAGATAATCCTGGTAAAATTTGAAGTTTAGTTTTATTTAAAAATTCTTTTAAGAAAAGGCAACTTAAATTTTCAATAGTCGCACCATCTTTATGTTCAGCAGCAGAGGTTGAATTAAAGACAAGATCCCCTGGATTAGCGTCTGCCTTATATGAAGTTACTCCGACAAATCCTCTAACACATCCAGTAAAAGAGGATGATGTTTTTCCAGTGTAAGTTATTACTTCATCACCTATTCTCAGAAGACCATATGAATCTGGAAAATGATTCGTTCCATCTGGAGACTGTGAAAGATTTACATTTATTGTTGTTTCAAATTCATCAATATCACCACTCAAAACTATTTCATGATTTAAAGTAGTTTGCTCATCAACCTTTACATATTGGTCGATGTTTTGAATTAAATCAATAGGACCACTTTTATATTCTTGACCAATGTAATATTGCTTTAAAAATTCAGAGATAAGAGGGAACTCATTCTCAACATAAGTTGGGAGCTGGTTCTTAACGATGCTGCTAAACTTGATTCTTGTTTCTGCCATTTTTTTCTATATCTCTAAATTAGTAACCGCTTCCTGAACCCGAAGGCGTTGATGAACCACCGCCGCCAGTGGTGCCAGTGGTAGTGGTGGTAGTTGCACCAGCAAAAGAACTATTAGTGGAAGTAGTTGCATTCACTGCGTCAGTTGCCGCAGTAATTGCAATATTTTCAGGACCACCAGCACGAACTAAATTGCCTTCTGCATAAGAAGAAGAAACAATATAGTTTGATGCTGATGGATCGAGTCCCGATGCAATTTCGTCTGATACCATTTCAAACGTACTGTTACTAGTATCTAGTTGCAAATAAAGGTCCTGTAATCCAACAACATCATTTGATAGAGGTGTTGCTTGAATTTCTACGATTTGTTGACCATCTTTTTGCATACCTGCAAGAATATTAATTGCATTAATGGTTATAATACCATTCACATAATCAATGGTCCCTACATTAGATCGTATAATAGTTGGACTTTGAGATCCTATGTTGGGAACAGAGAAGAAAAATAAAGTTCCTGTTTGCCTGTTTGAATTGGGTATATCGCTGATATAAACATTCTCAGCAATTCCAGTAACTCTAAATGCACTAGATTTTATATTGTAACCATCCATGCTCGAAATATAAAATTGATTACCAAATCCAATTTGATATTCCGCAAGAGTATTTGGTACTATTCTCAGATCTCTTCTCATCTTTACGACAGTAATATTTGAAGTTACTGATTCATGACTGTCATCAACTACTTTCAAAAACTTACTGTATTTAAATCGAGCACCATACTTATTTAATTCAGTAGAATCAGCATACTTAGCGGCATTATTAGAAACCACTGTTGAAACTTCGGCAGATGATGGTGCTAGATTTGTATTATAATAAACTCTTGAACTTACCTCAAGGAAAAGATATTTAAGATCTAAAATTTCTGGAACAACACCAGCTACTGCATATTTCTTTAGTTTTAATTTAATATTATCTTTAATTAAATTTGGAAGAAAATCGCCAAACCTAGGTTTAATACTGATAAAAACTTTTCCATATTGTGGAGGGATTAATTCTTCTCCACCAAATACAGAAATAGATTCCGTATCTGGATATATTTTTGAAGGAATTAATGTTTCATAATCGTCTGCAGTTACTGCACGGTTTTGAGTTGAATAAACCTTTGGTGCATATTTTCTAACAGATTCAACTTCTTCAATTGCAGAACCACCTCTAGAGGTGTATTCGGGAGTTAACAGTGATATACCTTCTGTAACTGTGTATTCATTTCCATCTCTTACATATGTCAATCTGCCATTAAAAGCAAATTGAGAGAATCCATTTCCAGAATCTCCGTTAGTTACCAAATAAGTGACTGTAACATAATTTTGATCATCGAGTTTTTTGCCAAAAACTCCATCTCCAAAGAATATTTCATATCTTTCATCTGCTACTTCTTGTAAGTAAAAGATTTTTGAATCAGAACCAACATAGAACAAATTATCCTGTAAAGAATATTTTACCGTTGCTGTAGAGGATGCATTATTCTTAACACCAACTCTAATTAAATCCGTATCAATACCAGAATTTGGCAAAATAAATTTCTGTTGAGGATTTCTAGCACTGTAAGTAAAGTTTTTCTCTACAACTGTTCCTTCATAAATGGGAATTTCGTTAAAAGCAGCAATTCCATTGACCACAGAAACCGTTATATCATCTAAAATACAGAACGAACCACTAGAACCACCAAAGACTCCTCTAGACGCTGCTACAGTCCCTTTACGGAGGGTTATAGAGGCAGGTTTGGGTGTTATGTTAGTTGCATCGACAATAAAAGATATTGCGGATGTTGCTGCTTTTCTTGATCTAGGAGTATATCCAACATTTCTTGCTAATGCAACTACATTTTCTCTTAAAGTTGCAGTATCAATAAAAACTTCGTTTGCTACCATATTAGCATTATACGAAGTAATATACGTATTGTATGCTAATACATCTAAAATAGTTGATAGGTTAGAACCTTCAAAGTCATAGTCCGTAAAATTGGAATTTGACTTTAAATATTCTTTGAGAGTAGTTTTAACGTCCTCAAAGTCTAAATTTGTAAAATTTACTAGTGACATTTTACCTTGTTGGTTGCAATACGAATTCTAATTGTTGTGTTGGAATATCAGCTCCAATAATGTCATATGTAATAACAACGTCGAATGCATTATTATCTAAATCAGCAGTTGCATCTACAGATCGCAATCTAACTCTTGGTTCATACCTATTAATAGATTCTTCAATTTGAGTTTGAATTTCAATTGCAGTTAAATCATCAGCAGTTTCAAAAATAAGTCCAGTAATACGAGATCCAAATCTTGGATTGAAAAATTTCTCTCCAGGATTTGTAAAAACAATATTTTTTACTGATCTTGCGATTGCATTCTCATTTTTCATTGCAATCAGGTCTTTAGTCAGAGGATTAGTCTGAAAAGACATACTAATATCTTTAAATCCTTGACTTATCCTTTCTAAAGGCACAACAATACGGCAATTATGTATTATTTATCAAGGATTCTCAGCATTTTTATTCGTACAATGGTTCAGGATCACTCTCATTAGAAAAAATCTCACTTTCTTGATGAAGTTTTTTCTTTTTTGGTGTTAAATCATCATTTGAGATCTCACGCAGCATCTTTTGATGCTGCTGATTTGCCAAATTATCTAAAAAATCGTGTTCGGTGCTCATATTTTTCCTTTTTTGGTATTTATTGAGGGTCTAAAGGTCGTCCATCTTGGGATTTGTACATATCTTCAGGTTTTTCTTCTTCATTTTTGCGTTCTTTTGCAGTTTTCCAGAAATATTCGTCTTCACGACCCATGCCAAGACGTTCAAAACCATTTTCAACACTGTAATATTGTGTCGATACCTTAAAATCAGGCATC